GGCATTTGCCTGGGCCCCTCACGGGGATGTCTAGATACCGACACCTTAGCGATAAGGTGGCCCTGATTCCTAATATGAGGTAACTCGTATGAAGAACAATAGTGATATTGTTAAACATCGGAGCCACCTCTTTGGTGTGTTTAGAGCGTGCGAGCTGACGGCTGCTGATGCCGGTAACATCCTTCATTGGATGCTACGCCAGGAGAAGTACAACAGTCTTAAGTTCGTAGTGTCTGAGCTAAAGCACCGTAAAATGGCCTTGCTTGACAAAAGTAAGGTTATCTATCGGTACCACAGCGACGGTACGTGGGTTGGGCCCTTTCGTCCAATTTCGCGTATTGCTAAACGCGGGAGAAAAGGCTTACGGAAAGCTCTGCGAATACTCAATGTTTACGGAGTATTCATGGCACCTGAGGCAGTCAAGGAAGACTACCTAACTGAGGCAAAGCGCCTTTCAGTTATGGAGCCAGAAAAAGAGAATCTTTCCATAGGGAATATACCTAGCGACGTCAAACGGATAAAGAGCATCTCAGATTGGGATGCCTACTTCCCCGTCAACAACACTAAGGTCCCTTTCCAAAAGGGTTCCGTACCTATGTGTTTCACTACTTATCAAGACCATATTCGGTCATTAGACTGTTTCCCTGGCTTAGTATGCTCACACTATGGGTTATTCCGGGATCTTGTTGGTGATAGTCTTCCTGAGGCTTCTCACTTTGAGAAGCTTTCTGAAAACAAGGAAAACGTAATAGGAAGAGCTTCCATCCTGAATAAGGATGGAGGCTTAAAGCAAAGGCTTATTGCCAATGTCTTCCCTCTATTACAGCTTGCCCTATCCAGGCTTCATAATACTTTGTATAACGTATTGAAGCATCTACCTAACTGTCATGTTTTTGATCAGAAGGGTGGTATAGTATGGGCTCACCAACAACTTCGAGAGGGTCGCCGTCTATCTTCGATAGACTTAACAAAAGCGACCGATAATATTCCTCTCGGTCCACAACTACAACTGGCTTCGACTCTGTTTCCAGAGTTGATTGAAGAAGTGCAGCTATTTGGTAGAGCTGCACGTAGTATCTTCAATACCCCGTTTAAGGGCACCAATATACAATGGTGCCGTGGGCATCCTATGGGATTAAAGGCTTCATTTCCTCTATTTACCCTGTTTCTCTATTCCATTATTGGAAAAGAGACCAAAACATTCGCAATAGTTGGAGATGATTTGGTTGTTGACACAGAGGCCACTGAACGCATTCTCGCACGATTAGCTTACTATGAAATAGAAGTTAATCAGTTCAAGTCTTTGTTCGGTAGTACCCTCGGTGAGTTTTGTGGGCAACTAGTAGACCGTTATGGTCCATTAGAAGTTTATAAAGCCACCCTACAGAAGTCTAAGCAGGATCCACTGGGTCTTGTGCGGCAATATGGAAAGAGGGCTTTTCGCTATATCTATAAAGATACAAAGGTGGTGTCGGTTAAGAGATTACAGCTTCTTTATGAAGTTTCAAATCTTTCCGATGATTTTTGGAGACAGGTTTTGCCTGTCTTGTCGGACTCTCAAGTCGTAAGACTCAAAGGTCGACGTCGTATCGCCCATAAGGGCGGTATACCGCCTAAACTACTTGACGGTATAGTAGAATCGTGCACCAATAAAGAAGGTGCACGCACTTATTTGACTGATCCTGCCAAAGGCGTGACGTTTGATATTAGACTATCATCCCTGCTTGGGTATGGTAGCGACGACATGAAGCCGTCTATACTAGTCAAACGTTGGTCAGTCTTGGAAAACCCAGGATTTGCTGTTAATACTATGAATCGCATGATAGCAGAAAAGAACGCTTATGCTTTCGAAACTGTTACTAGTGAATTTTTAGATTCAATAGCAAAGCTTTATAATATTAAAGAAGCCCCAGATATTGATAGTATATTAGAGTATAAGGGTGGGAACCTCCAGAAGGTTCTGTACAAGCAAAAGCTCAAAGAGCAATTGCCTCTGTTGCACTTAGAAAAGATATACAAGATATATCGATCCGCCTGCTATAAAGCTGCTTTAGCGGCACAGCCGTTTTAAGCTGCCTTAGAGGTAGTAAGAGGAGTACCCGTAAGGGGAAACTCATCAACGGACTATCTTGCTCTTGGTTAGCCTGATAGACTAGCTATGCTAGTATCGAGACCTAAG